GATCCCTGATGAATTGATAGATAACATTATCGGCGAACTGCGACGGCTCGAGGATAGACTCGAGGAATACGAACGCCGGTTTTTGTCCATTCGTCAAGAACTCGAGTTTTAACGGCGCGGTATTTTTTCGGCTGCAATACCAAGAACCCGCCAAAAGGCGGGTTTTTTTATGGATTATCGAATAAAGGGCTCCCGCATTTGCGATCTGAGGCGTTTAAATGGTCCACCCCTTACCGTGCTATTCCTGAAAATGGACCTTTTGCCCTCGATATGCTCTCGATCCTTCCTCGATAGGTGAGCCGATCCGGGCAAGCTCCCCGATCTGTATGTTAAATTCGGACCCGATCCCGTCAATGTATATCAAATTATTGTAAACAAATTCTTTTTTGACTCCCGATCTGAGCTCAAACCCTCGAATAATAGGCCCATTCTTTGCATTGGTTAAGGTTCGAGTGTTGCCAAAATCGTTTGAAGTCACTCTCCGCGCGGGTTCTAGCCCGTTTTTGCCGTTTCTGAATTCTTGCCGCACTTCCGATCCGAGCTCGATAGCCCCTCGATAGCCCCTCGATAGCCCCTCGATAGCCCCTCGGGTTCGATAGCCCCTCGATATATGCATAACTGGTGTATAACTTTTTGGTCCGGGAGTTTGCCGCTGTGAATAACTTTTGCCCTGGTGGGTCGATTGCAGCAGCACTTACCAGGAAAAAGAATCGCTTATCTTAGCCGTTTTTTTCATGCGGTCCGCTATCGAGTGTTACATAACCGCAAATTGATCATTTTTTAACCGCTAGTTATCCACAATCGCGCAAGCTGTGGGTAATATGTTTATCAGTTAAACTTGCCGATCCGTGCCCCTCGATCCATGCTCAAAAGCTACCGATCCGATCCGATCGGACCCGATCCCGTCGGAATTTTAGATCCAATCGCGGAAAAAGTGGCCAGATGCGTGGTCCGCGATCCGCGACCCTCGAAGCGCGGTCAACTGTCAACTCATTTGCAACACGTTTAGGGACCCCTGAAAGCATTGTTTACGATCCGTGATTAAATCCTTATAAATCAACGACTTACAGACCGCGGTAGGTGTCTCTGGCTGCGACGGTTATAACTCAGTTTTACGCAAACATTTCAGTGAAAAACGATATGACGTTAACTGACGTTATTTTTAGAGTCCCAAAGCTTGTTTTATGCGAAAAAAAATTTTAGAATTTTTTTCAAATGAGCAATAAAAAAGTTAAAAAGAACGGACGACCTGGGTTGTCTGCAAAAACTAGATTGACACGTAAACAAGAACTATTCGTTCGTGAAATAGTTGCCAATGATGGTCACATTACCCTGAGAGAGGCTGCGATAAACGCGGGTTACTCTGCAAGTTCCGCTCATACTCGAGCATACGAACTAACAAATCCTGATAGAAGTCCCCATGTTGTTGCTGCAATAAAAGAGTATCGCAGAGAATTAGACGCAAAATATGGTGTGACGTACGGAAGACACGTTCGCGAGTTACAAAGAATAAGAGACGAAGCTTTGCAGAACGGTGCTTACTCGGCAGCCGTGCAAGCAGAGTATCGCAGAGGACAAGCACAGGGAGACATTTATATAAGTAAAAGCGAGATCCGTCACGGCAGTATAGATCAAATGTCAAAAGAAGAAGTTTTAAAAGCAATACAGGAAATAAAAGGTTATGCCCCGCCCAATGAAGAACAAACAGATACCGAGGACAGCGGTTCCGAAAGAATCCGGACTCTGGAAACAAGTTCGGGAAGCGTTGAAAAGAACTCGTCCGAAAATATTACCCACTAGATTAGAATCGTGGGCCTTGCCCGGTGTTCCGGACGTCATGCTTTGTGATGAAAAAGGCAAACTTCATTTAGTAGAATTAAAATTTTGTAACGGCAATAAGGTTGGTTTACGTCCCCATCAAGTATCTTTTTTGACTAGACATCAACACGCAAGCGTTTGGGTTTTGGTCAAACACCAAAAAATAAATGAAAAAGATTTTCGTATAATTCTTTATAAAGGGGAAGAAGCTGTCAATTTAGTCATGGACGGAATAAAAGGGTCCCAAAAAACCGCTGAGTTCAAAGGACCTTTTATAGACTGGGAATCTGTTTTTAATACAATTTCGCCATGAACCTCCTTGAAGACGAAACAAAATTATTACGTTTAAAGCTACGGCTTGCTCAATTACAAAAAGTAGAGGACTGTCAAAATAATTTTTTACATTTTGTAAAAGCAATGTGGCCTGAGTTTATTTCTGGAAATCACCACAGAATAGTTGCAGAAAAATTAGAACAAATAGCAAAAGGTGAAATTAAACGTTTGATTATCAATATGCCACCTCGACACACAAAAAGTGAGTTTGCCAGCTTTTTGTTTCCAGCATGGATGATCGGTAGGAATCCTGCTATGAAAATTATTCAGGCAACACACACCACGGAACTTGCTGTTAACTTTGGCCGTAAAGTAAAAAATTTAATTGAAACAGAAGACTATTCCAACGTTTTTCCAAAAACGGAACTTGCTGCAGACAGTAAAGCGTCTGGTCGTTGGGACACAAAAAGCGGTGGTATGTATTATGCGGTGGGTGTAGGTTCAAACTTAGCCGGTCGTGGTGGTGATTTAATTATTATTGACGACCCGCACTCGGAGCAAACGGCGTTATCTAACAGTGGTTTTGAACAAGCATGGGATTGGTACACTGGGGGACCCCGACAAAGGCTCCAACCGGGCGGCGCAATCGTTTTGGTGCAAACTCGTTGGTCAGAAAAAGACATGACAGGCCAACTTATACGTGCGCAGGCTAAAGATGAAAGAGCAGATCAGTGGGATATTGTAGAATTACCCGCTTTGATGCCGTCCGGAAACCCTTGTTGGCCGGAGTTTTGGTCAAAAGACGAATTATTGAGCGTAAAAGCGTCCGTTCCGCCCTATAAATGGAACGCACAGTACCAGCAAGATCCAACTGCAGAAGAATTATCCATATTAAAACGCGAATGGTGGTTAAAATGGGAAAAACCAGAGGTTCCTAACCTACAATTTGTTATTCAAAGCTACGATACGGCGTTTTCTAAGAAAGAAACGGCTGATTTTAGTGCAATTAGCACCTGGGGCGTGTTTTATCCACAAGAAATAGGCGGTTCACCAGCCATTATCTTGTTAGATGTCAAGAAAGGACGGTGGGATTTTCCTGAGTTAAAAGCCGTTGCTAAAGAACTGTACGGTTTTTGGGAACCTGAGACGGTAATTATTGAGGCAAAGGCGTCCGGTATGCCATTGACGCACGAATTGCGACAAATGGGTATACCCGTGGTCAATTTTACGCCAAGTAAGGGTAACGATAAACTTTCCAGAGTACATTCCATTTCACCTTTGTTTGAAGCTGGAATGGTTTGGGCCCCCGACGAACCGTGGGCGGAAGAAATGATAGAAGAATGTGCTGCTTTTCCCAATGGCAGACACGACGACTTGGTGGATAGCATGACACAAGCACTTATGCGGTATCGTCAAGGTAATTTTGTGCAAACGCCGTCTGATGATTGGGATATTACAGATGCGTCTGAACGCTTGAAAGTTAATGCGTATTATGGTTAATTTATGCTAGACTAATATAAATTTTATAAAGAGATTTTATTATGGGTATTACTAACGTTCCACGAAACACGAAACAAGGACCATTAAATGTTTCACGTGAAACAATCCCAAAGTTTCAACAAGGGGGTGGTCTATTTGCTACGACACCCGGTATGTCTATCGACAATATCACCACACCCACCTTCAACCTTAACCTTGCTCCACAAGGTTTGTCAGACCCGAGACAACCGATAGTGATACCTGCAGAACAAGACACCGTGTTCACTCCGCAAGTATCGCCAAGCCCTGGACTATCCCTTGTTGATCCCTCTATATTTTTAGACGAAATAATGGCTGGCTATGGTACTAAAGGTGACACGGAACCTATGCCGGTTGCAAGTCCAGATAGAATGTATGGCACGGGCGGTGTAAATGTAATGAACCTAACCAGTGTACCCGCCAATCCTGCTGCAAGTGCTGCTGCAACTTATGGTGGCTCCATATCGGACCCAGAGTTTTTTAGAAACGTAAGAGGCAATCAAAGAACCTTTGATAACGCAATGGACACTTTTGCAGATCAACTCAGTAAAGCCCAAGCACTAAATGTGTTATACGGTGGCGCGGGATCTTCGTTTGAATCAGGCAGAAACGAATATACAGAATCGGGACAATATGACAGAGACAGAGAAGCTAGGCAGGCGGCATTTGATGCAATGCGTGCAGCAGAAAGAGGCGATAAGCCACCGCTAACACCAATTGAAACCGCAAGAGCATTAGCAGACTTACAAGCAAGAATAGGCTTTGGTGGTGCAATGGCACCGGCTAACAATCCTACAATTACCATACCAGAAAGAGTAGAGCCAACCACTCGACAATTACCGTTTGATTTAATTTCTGGATATAACAGGCGGATTAGTCCGGAAGAAGCTTACACAATAATTCCGGGCCCAGCAGACCCAGGCGGAGATTTTTTTCCTATAAACCCAGGGTACCCACAAGGTATCGCAAGTCTTGGAGGAAGTGGAGTCGGTGTAGCTAGAAAAGCAATGGGCGGTGGGATTATGAGTCTTACCCCTAACTATTAAAGGTATTTAACATGGCAGAAAAAAAAGAACCAGTAGTTTCTTTAGTAGAAAGACAGGGCATGAGTCCCGACGAAGAAATAACAGAAGAATTAGAAATAGAATCTTTGGTCAGCGATATTCCTATGGATATGCCAGAGGATATTGAGATTACCGAAGAAGAAGACGGCAGTGTAATATTAGATTTCGACCCAATGTCCGCGCTCCGCGGATCAGGTGAGTTTTACGAAAACCTTGCTGAAGATATGGACGACACCGAACTGGGTGTTATAGCCAGCGATCTTTTGTCTGAGTTTGAAGCTAACAAAGCGTCACGTTCAGATTGGGAAGAAGCATACTCAAAAGGTTTAGAGTTACTTGGTTTTAACTACGAAGATCGAGCAGAACCTTTTCGTGGTGCAACAGGCGTGACTCACCCTATTTTGGCAGAAGCCGCGGTGCAGTTCCAAGCGCAGGCATTTAATGAATTGTTACCTTCAAGTGGGCCTGTTAGGACTGTAGTTCTAGGTTCACCGACTCACGCCAAAGAAGAACAAGCAATGCGAGTCAGAGAGTTTATGAATTACTACATTACAGATGTAATGGAAGAATACACCCCTGAGTTTGATCAAATGTTATTTTACTTACCGTTAGCGGGATCTACCTTTAAGAAAGTTTATTACGACGAAGGTTTAGATCGGGCTGTCAGTAAGTTTGTGCCAGCAGAAAGCTTGGTTGTACCTTACGAAGCAAATGATTTAGAAACGTGCCCTAACATTACGCACGTTGTTCGTATGTCATTAAACGATTTACGTAAAAAACAAGTAGCTGGTTTTTACAGAGATATTCCGGTTATTCCTGCACAGGAAGAAGCCGACAGTGTTACAGACGGGATTGATAATATTACGGGAACCGCACCTTCTAACATTGATTACGATTGCACTTTGCTAGAGTGCCACGTTGATTTAGATTTACCGGGTTACGAAGAAACAGACGAAGATGGAGAATCAACGGGAATTAAGGTTCCTTACATAGTTACAATTAGCGAAGACAACGGACAAGTTCTCTCTATCCGTAGAAACTATCGCCGCGAGGACGAAATTAAACGCAAAATACAATACTTTATACATTATAAGTTTCTCCCAGGCTTTGGTTTCTACGGACTTGGTTTAATACACACAATAGGTGGTTTGTCTCGTACTGCGACAGCAGCGTTAAGACAACTTATTGATGCAGGTACTTTATCTAACTTACCGGCTGGTTTTAAAGCACGCGGATTACGTATACGTGACGATAACGATCCGTTACAACCCGGAGAGTTTAGGGACGTTGACGCTCCCGGTGGCGCGATTCGTGATAGCTTAATGACGTTGCCGTTTAAGGGACCGGATCAAACACTATTTCAATTACTCGGTTTTGTTGTAGATGCCGCGCAAAGATTTGCTACGATTACTGATCTTAAAGTAGGTGACGGTAATCAGCAGGCCGCAGTGGGTACAACCATTGCTATGCTAGAACAAGGCACGCGGGTAATGAGTGCTATACACAAACGCTTGCATTACGCAATGCGTGTAGAGTTTAAGTTACTGGCTAAAGTTATGTCGGATTACTTACCCGATAGCTACCCGTATAGTGTAGCGGGGGCAGATCAATCTGTTAAACGCATGGATTTTGATGATCGCGTAGACATTATGCCGGTATCTAACCCGAATACATTTTCTCAAGCACAACGTATAGCGGTAGCTCAGACTGAGTTACAGTTAGCTATGCAAGCCCCTGAAATACATAACATACCTGAAGTGTATAGAAGAATGTATGAATCGTTAGGGGTACGTGATGTAGATAAAATATTAGTCTCACATACTACCGATAACGCCGAACCACGCGACCCGGCCCAAGAGAATATAGATGCTATGGAAAATGTGCCTTTGAAAGTGTTTAAAGGACAGGATCACCAAGCACACATAACAGCACACCTTATTTTTGGTAGTTCGCCTATGATTGCACAAATGCCAAAAGTTGCTATGGATTTACAAAAACACGTAATGGAACACGTGAGAGTGCAAGCCGAAGAAAAAGCAGAAGCAGCTATGCAACAACCTATGCCACAACAACAGCAGATGCCTTTAGGTGGTATAGAGCAAGCAGCACCAGAAAACATGATGCCACCAGAAACTATGGCAGAGGGTGGAGAAGTAGAACCGCCTAGAAGTTTAGAGTTTGAAGCACTGAAAGCACAGTTTATCGCGCAAGGTATGCAAGAAGTTAAGATACTTAGCCAGCAGTTGTCTGGTGCAGGACAAGAAAAACCAGATCCTTTGATTGGACTTAAACAGCAAGAACTTGCCATTAAGCAACAACAGGTTCAAGGTAATCTTGCACAAGATCAACAAGAACTACAATTTGATTACGAACGTTTGAACCAGAGATCGGCTGAACTACAAGAGCGTATAGCCAGTAATGAACGTCAAACTGCGGCTAGAATACAAGCGGCACAAGAACGTGAAATAATGAAACAGAGAGGTAAGTAATGGTTCTTAAATCAACATCAGATGCTTTAAAATTTGTTGCAAAGAAAGCGAAAGAAGCTGAAAAAAACATAGCTAGAAAGAAAAAAGAAGGAACTTACGTAGCGCCTAAAGGAAAAAGCAGGGATGTAGAATTAGCCGAAAATGAATTATATATGGCAAGAGGAGAATTAAAGTATTCTGAGAGATATGGTTTTACAAAAGCAAACCCAAAGACAAAGTTAAAAAACAGGGTAAAAACTGCTGAAGACAGACTTAGAAAAAAGTTAAAGAAAGAAGGTGAAGATTTTGATCCGACGTCTTATTATAGTGAAGGGGGTTCGGTAATTTCAAAAAAATCTTGTGGTCTTGCTGTTAGGGGTCACGGAGCGGTTATAAAATAAAGAGAGGTATATATGAGCAAAGTACACATTATTAGCGGTCCAGGAAAAGATGCGCCTAAACCCGTATCTAAACTTGTAGTAGATGGACAAGGCTCTATTCCTTATTCAAGTCCTGTTGCTTCAGAAGCACCTAATACTGAAAAAGGTATTATGGTTAAGGGCAAGAAAAAGGGAATGAGAGCAGCTTTACGTGGCGGCAAATTTAAAAGTTGTTAACATGGCTAAGAAGAAATCTACGGTAAATAAAGCAGGTAACTACACTAAACCTGCAATGAGAAAACGTCTTTTTAACAAAATTAAAGCTGGATCAAAAGGTGGTCGATCAGGTCAATGGAGTGCTAGAAAAGCACAAATGTTGGCAAGACAATACAAAGCTGCTGGTGGGGGTTACAGATAGTGGCTTTAAAAAAGTCTCAGCGATCTCTTAAAAAATGGACTAAACAAAAATGGCGAACACCAAGCGGTAAGAAATCTTCTGAAACCGGTGAAGTTTATGCACCGGCTGCAAAAATTAAAAGACTGAAATCCACTCCTGCTGGCAGGCGTAAGTTAGCTGCGGCCAATAGGAAAAAACGTGCGGCTACTGCAAAAGGAAAGCAGCACGCTAAACATGGTTTACATAAAAAGAAAACCACAAGAAGGAAACGTAGGTAATGACTGTATCTTCTACAATTTTAAAACAAATTGAACAATTAGTGGCAAAAAGAAACATTGAAAGAACAAAAGAAGTTAAAGAATTTATGAAGGCGAGAGCTAAAGTAATTGAAGGAAACGTAGGTAATGGCAAAGAAAAAAGATCCAAGATTAGCTAGAGCGGGGGTTAGCGGTTATAACAAACCTAAACGTACTCCTTCTCACCCTAAAAAATCACACGTTGTTGTTGCTAAACAAGGCGATAAAATTAAGACTATTCGTTTTGGACAACAAGGCGTTAGCACCGCAGGTAAGCCAAAAAAAGGTGAGTCTCGTAAACAAAAAATGAGAAGAAAGTCTTTTAAAGCACGGCACGGAAAAAATATTGCTAAAGGTAAAATGTCTGCAGCTTATTGGGCTAATAGAGTTAAATGGTGATAGGAGATAAATATGGCAGGTAAAGGTCTTTATTACAATATAAATAAAAAACGTAAAGAAGGCAGGAAGATGCGTAAAAAGGGTGCTAAAGGTGCTCCCAAAAAAGGTGCTTTTAAAAGAGCAGCTAGAACAGCTAGAAAAAGGTAGACGATATGAATGAAAAACTCGCAGAGGCTAACGAAATGATAGACGAGCAAGAAACACTTAAAAAGAAAATAGAAATTGAAGTAGAGGTTGGATCTACTCATGTAAACCGTGGCATAAATCCTTATCAAAAATGGATCCATTTAGCTAGAGCAGTAGATGCTTGGCGAATATTTCCTCGTATGTTTTTAAGTGTGTATATATTTTTATTGTATTACTCTGTTATGTGGTTTATGGAATTACCGGAGCCTAACTTAGAACAGTCTGGTCTTATTTCCATAATTGTTGGTGCAGGGGCAGCATGGTTTGGACTATATGCAGGAAGTTCTAGCTCTAGTAAAAACTTTAAAGGTGAAGAATAAGTGCCTAAAAGAATCTTTTTGACTGAGTTTTATCACGAAGGTACGCCTTACGAAGGGCCACGTATCGTAGCCAGTGATTTTTTTGATGCAGAGCAAAAAGCAAAAGAATACGATTGTAGCGTCGTTGGCGTGTTAGACATAATTGTTGACGAAGACGATTTTTCTATGGACTTTAAAGTAGAACAATGGAACAGGGTTTTACATTAATAGCTGAGTTAGGGCTGCCCGTGGCTGGCGGTCTTGTCATGGCTTACTTTATTTTTCTTGTAATGAAACAACTGATGGATGGTTTAGTAGGCGAAATACAAACAGTCCAATCCATATCTAAAATGCTTATCACCAGAGCAGCAACAATGAACAACGATATGATACGTATAGACACTAGCGTATCTGCTGCTTTAAATTTATCGCCCGATCTTGATAGAATAGCTAGAGCAGAGAATTTTGTTGAGGACGGAAAGATAGATGCAAGACGAGATTAATTTACCCCCGGTAGGTGATGCAGAAGCAGTTGTTGATGGTTTATTTGGGTTAATATACCTATACCCCTCTGATTATTTAATTGTATTTGGTTCCTTAACCTTATTTGCAATATATGGTTTGTCTATATATGCAGGTATCAAATACATACAAAAGAAGTTTAAGTAATGGATATAGTTGCGCTTATATCCGAGTTTGGCTTTCCGGTAGTAATGGTAGTGGGTTTAGGTTACTTTGTTTATTTTGTATGGCAAACTATCACGAATAAAATAGATCCGGCTGTCCAAGAAATGAAAGTGACTATAATTAGACTTACGGATCAATTACGACTGTTAGACCAAGATATGATACGATTACAGCAGAAAGTTAACACTGTTTTAGAATTAAAAGAAGAAAATCGGTTAGTAGAGGACAATGAAAAGAAAAAATAAACTAGAAATATTTTGCAATATATTTTGTTATTTTTGTTTTATTTTTATACTCACTTCTTTTTTTAGTAAATTAAATGCAGATAATTTAGTTTTTGTATTCAAAAATCCAGCATTTAGTGGTATTGGTTATTCTGCTCACGTACTTACTGTTGATGAACAAGAAAGAACGCGGAAAGCTAAAATTACTGAAGATATAGAGTCTGCCCTAGATGAAGCACTCAGAGAAGCAGAAAATACAACGCTTTCTAAATTTATTAGAAACTTAGAATCCAGAGTGTTCTCACGTTTATCTCAAGATTTAGCAGAGTCATTATTTGATGATAGCGGCGGCAGTGGTGGTAGTATTGATTTAGAAGGCAATACAATTCATTTTATGAATACCGGAACAGAGATAGTCTTAACAATTCTTGACATAGATGGAGTAACGACAGAAATACGAATACCCATTGGTTCATTCGGTATCTGTGCCGACGAGCCATGCGTGCCTTAATATTATTATTCTTTTTATATGGGTGCGCACCTGTGGGGGTGCTTGGTAAAAAAGAAGGACCAATAATAGAAAGACCCTCCTTACAGGCTTTAATTGATTTAAAAAAACCAAAGAGAAAAGCCGTTGTTACTGTATACAAATTTTCTGATTTTACCGGACAAAGAAAAAACGCAGACAACATGGCTTTGTTTTCAACAGCAGTTACCCAGGGCGCTGACCTGTATTTAATGGAAGCTTTAATGAACGCTGGCAAAGGCAGTTGGTTTACTGTGATAGAACGAATAGGCTTGGCTAATTTAACAAGGGAGCGGCAGTTAATAATAAACACTAGAGAAAGTTATGACGGAGAGGGTTCTAACAAATTAATGCCTTTGTTGTATGCTGGACTTATTTTAGAAGGTGGGATTATTTCTTATGACAGCAATTATATGACAGGTGGAATTGGCGCAAGAACGTTAGGAATTTCAATTAATAACAGATACCGAAGGGATAGACTTACTGTGTCTTTAAGGGCCGTGCTTGTGCAAACCGGTGAAATATTGTTGAATGTAAGTACAAGCAAGACAATTTTTTCTGCTGGAGCAGGTTCAGATGTATTTAAATTTTATGAAAGTGGGACTGAACTTGTAGAGCTTGAAAGTGGTTTAACAGAAAATGAGACTGTGAGTTATGCTGTTAAGTCTGCAATTGAAGCGGCGGTTTACGCTTTAATAATACAAGGTGTAGAATTAAATATGTGGAGTTATAAAGAGGATGAATAATATGAAAGTTTTTAATATAGGAGTATGGTGTTCTATATTTTTAGCAGCAGCGTTGGCTGCAAGTATATCCTTTGCTGATAACAACTTAATATATATTACGCAAAGTGGTACTGGTTTGACAATGAATATAGATCAAATAGGTAATACAAACAAAGTAGGAACAAGCCAAACAAGAGCAACTTTTACTGGAACTTCAATGACTGTAGACGTTGATCAAGTGGGGGATAGTAATACTCTAGCGGCAACCATAGCGCAAGGAAACAGTACGTCTTTTACTGTTAATACAACTGGCGACAGTAATACTACTACTTTAACAGGTGGCGGAAGTGGCGATATTGCTAATACAGATTTTGATTATGCCGCAACAGGTGATAGCAATGTTTTAACATTTACTCAAGGTGCAAGCTCAACAGCAACAGCAGGTAATCAAGATTTTGCGGTTACAGGTACATCTAATGATATAAACGCATCATGTGAAGTAGTGGGGTGCATCAATAACTGGACAGTTAGTGGAAACAGTAACGATATAGATACTACCCAAACTGGTAATGCTGACCACAGTATTACAGCATCAGTAACGGGTAACAGTAATAATATAGATGTAGACCAAACAAATAGTGGCGGAAGTACAAGTGGTATATTAAGTCTTATATCTACAACATCTAATGGTACTATTGACATAGACCAATGCACTTCTGGCTGTTAATACTTTTTTCTGTATTACTTCAAATTGTTTTATTTCCAATAGTACACGCAGATATAGGTGCTATTTCAGAACTAAAAGGCAATGGAGAAGTTACCCGTGAAAACAGTTCAGATAAATTACTTGCAGAACTTGCTCTCGATATTTTTTCAAATGATGATGTTCGTACTGGCAATGGTCGTATTGCTATTCGGTTTGTTGATGATACTACTATCCGGCTTACTGAGCACTCTAAGGTTATTATTGACAAATTTGTTTTCGATCCAAACCCCGAAAAAAGCGAACTCGCATTGTCTTTTATACGAGGAACCGGAAGATTTATCTCAAGCAAAACAAAACGAATACCAAATAAAAACGTTAAAATCAAAGCAAACGGAGCATACGTCGGAATAAGGGGTACGGATTTTACAATTACAAGTGATGAGATTGGGAGAACGATGGTTATACTTTTGCCTAACCCTGACGGAACAGCTAGTGGCGAAATAACTGTTACAACTTTTGCAGGTACTGTTGTTATGAATAAACCATTTCAAGCTACAGTAGTTACCGTAGCTGAACAAATGCCTACAAGACCAGTAACATTGACCAATATGACTTTAGATTTTATTGATAACTTATTGATTGTTAATCCACCTGAAGAAACAGAACGTGCTGTAGAAGAACAAAATACCCAAGCTAATAATATTCTTGATATTGATTTGTTAGAAGAAACAGAACTTGAAAAAGATTATCTCGATGAAGATGAATTAGAAAACATAGATCGCTTATCTATAGACTTGCTTAGTATAGATTTTCTCGTTGATTTGTTAGATGTAATTGAAACTAATGTAAACAAACAGACAGAGGTTAGTATACTAGAGGGTGTTGAAATAGAAGGTATTACACCACCATTTGATCCAACTACTCAAACATTTACATTTGTAGAAGGTTCGATGCTAACAATATTTAGGCAAGTAGAAAATACTATAGATTTACAATTAGATAAAGATGGTGCATACAATATATCAATCTTATCAGCAGGACAGCAAATAGAAGCAACGATTAATGGAGGCGGTGAAAGTGAAATATTCATTAATCAGTCTAATTAGTTATCTTATTATTTTGATTTTTGGTCTTTGGTTTATAAGTTTAGAAGCTGATGACAATACAATAAATATACAAACTAAAGGTTCAAGCACAGCAATAACTATAGATCAAAACGGTTCAAACAATACAACAACAGTTTGGTGTGGTTTATCAAATGGAACATACACTACACATACTTGTTCAAATGCAACCATTAACATTGACCAGGATGGAACAAGTAATTTAGCAAAAGCCTATTCTCAAGTTAGTAACCATACAGATAACCAATATACCATTACTCAAAATGGTAATAATAATACTGGGTATTTGGATTTAGATGATGATGATAATATTGCTACTATAGTTCAGACAGGCAACAGTAACTATGGCGAAATATATATGCAAGGTGATGATAATGTCTATATCATCACGCAAACAGGTAATAGCTTCTATGCAAAAATGAGAGCATTTGGTGATGACTCAGCATGGACAATTACGCAATCAGGCACAGGTAACCATAACGCTTATATTAAGTCATGTGGCAACTGCAACAACAATGATGCCACGATTACGCAATCAGGAAGCGGCGCTAAAGACGGTGATATAGAGTTTAGAAATAATCCATCAGATAATAATACAGTAAACCTAACACAAAGCGGTGTAGGTTCTCATGTAGGAAATATATTAGTAAAGCAAGGCAGTTATACAGTAAACGCAACGCAGTCAGGCTCTACTAATCAAAACTATACAGTTACTTTAGATTGCACAACAAACTGTAATAAGACAATTACAGTCAATCAATATTAATTAAGGACAATTCTGATAAAGTTGTATATTATCTTTAAAAAGTTGTATATACTCTCAAACATGAATTTAAAAATATCGGCAATTTTAGGCACACTACTCTTAACATCTATCGTTTCTTTTAAACTTTATTACGATCGTGCAGAGGCTCAAAAAGCTGTTTTGACAGCCCAACTGCAGTTAGCAATGGACAACCAAGTTTTATTAGAAAACTCAATAAAAAAGCAGAATGAAGAAATAGAGAAGTATTTAGAAAACGAAAAAGAAAGTAAATTAAAAATATCAGAACTTACTTTGGCAAATAGTGCCGCACAGGTTCAAGTAAATAACTTAAAACAAAAGTTTGCAAAACACGATTTAAACGTTTTATCTATGGCTAAACCCGGATTGATCGAGCGTTTAGTAAATAGAGCGACAGCTAGGGTAGGGAAAGATTTAGAAGAACTTACTGATCCAGAACAATTTAATGAAGATACTGAGACTACTGACACTGACAGCACTTCTTAGCGGTTGCACCGCACTTGATGCTCGTTTTACTAAACCGGACGTAAAACCGGTTGAAATTGTTACTGTAGAAAAACCCGCTCCTATGTATCACCCACCCTTACCTAATCAAATTACAGCCATGCCGGTCGAGTGGACCGTCCTAACGCCGGTAACAATGCAAGAATATCTAAACGATTTGGAAAATCAAGAGGCCCCAGCACAAGCCTACTATGGTTTGACAAATAAAGGTTATGAAAATTTGTCTAATAATATTGCGGAAGTTAAACGATACATAAGACAACTTTTATCTATAAATGAATACTATCGAAGTTTAGATAAACAAGAAGATTAATTTTAATTATATAGGAGTTTAATATGAGTTTTGTAGGTTGGTTTAAATCTTTGTTTAATATTGTTGAAAACAAAAAAGAAGCAGAAGCGGAGTATGTTAAAGTTCGCGCTAAAGACTGCAAAGGAAGATTTGTAGGAGACGATCCAAGCACACCTGATGTAGATGAAGCATGGACTGTTAAGAAAAAAGATACAAAAGTATCGGCAAAAAAGAAAAAGGCAAAAAAGAAAAAGGCAAAAAAGAAAAAGGCAAAAAAATGAATATATCCGAAGAAGGTTTATCACTTATAAAGAAGTTTGAAGGTTGTGAACTTAAAGCTTATAGATGCGCCGCAAATGTTTTAACAATTGGCTATGGCTCAACTAAGGGTGTAACCGAGGATATGGAAATTACTCAAGAAGAAGCAGAAACGCTTCTACAAGAGGAAATGCACGAATATGAGGGTTACATTAACGATATGGTTAAAGTACCTTTAGAACAACACCAGTTTGATGCAATGGTGTCTTGGGTGTTCAACTTAGGTTCAGGTAATTTAAGTTCTTCCACTTTGCTTCGCGTTCTTAACGAAGGAAAGTATGAAGAAGTTCCAGAACAAATCCAAAGATGGAACAAGGCAGCCGGCAAGGTTTTGCATGGTTTAGTAAGACGCAGAACGGCCGAGTCTTTGTTATTTGAAGGTAAAGATTGGAAACAAGTTTAATCTACTGTAAGATTAGGACCGAAGTATGGACGAAATAGATGTTGTTCAATTTACTTTAAAAGTTATTAGAGAAAGACGAACTCAAATTAGAGAACTTTTAGAAAATAACGGAATAAAGAATATGGAGCAGTATCGAGAACTTATGGGGGAGTTGAATGGTTTAGATTTAGTACGCCAGGAGCTCTCAAATATGCTAGAACAACAGGAGAAGCTAGATGGCTGAAGCTGCAGTAAAGAAAAAAGACGATAAAAAAGATTTATTAAAATCTCTTTATGTCGAAGCAAAAGAAAAAACGTTAGATCCTTCCTTAATAGACGAACCCGTATTAGAAAGACTACCCGCCCCTACCGGGTGGCGTATGCTTATACTTCCTTATCGACCGCCAAAAACTACAAAAGGCGGAATATTGTTAGCCGAAGATACTTTAGATGAGGCTCAAGTACAAACAGTGGCTGGCTACGTTTTAAAAATGGGACCTTTAGCTTATAAAGATAAAAAAAAGTTTCCCACGGGACCGTGGTGCAAAGAAAAACAATGGGTTGTTTTTGCTCGTTACGCTGGTTCCAGATTTAAAATAGAGGGCGGAGAAGTTCGTATTCTTAATGACGACGAAGTTCTAGCTACAATTAAAAACCCCGAAGATATACTACATAACTAAAAGGAACTGATCTATGTCTGCTACAGAAACACAAGAAACAGAAGTAGAGCAAACAGAAATTCCTTTAGAAACTTCTGAAGAATCAGTAGAGGTCGAAATAAAAGATAACGTTACTGAAGTTGAAGAATCTGAAGAAGAATCTAGAGAAACTGCTTCTGAGCAAGAACAAGAACAAGAACAGTATGGAAAAGCTGTTCAGAAAAGAATAAATAAATTAACAAGGCGCGTAAAAGATACTGAGCGAGAACGAGAAGAAGCTGTTCGTTACGCACAGAGTATGAAAGAAGAAGCCGATAAAGTTAGGTCTAGGTTACAAACGCTAGATCAAAACTACATTTCAGAATACGGCAGTCGTATTTCTGCAGAGCAAGCTCAAGCAGAAGCAGCTTTAAAAAACGCTGTTGAAACAGGCGACTCCCAAGCAACCGTAGAAGCACAGCGTAAATTAACTCAATTAGCGGTTGCAGAAGATAGATACAACCAAGCCAAAGCTCAACAAGAACAACAACAAAAAGCAGCCAGCGAAGCTTTAACTCAAGCACCACAACAACAACCAGAGCAACCAAAACAACCTGATCCGAAGGCAGAGGCATGGGCTTCTAAAAACGATTGGTTTGGTAGTGACTACACTATGACTTTTGCTGCTTTTGGTATACACAAAAAACTTGTTGAAGAAGAAGGATTTGATCCTAAGTCTGATTCGTATTATGATGAATTAGATAAACGAATAAAAAATGAGTTTTCTCATAAGTTTAAAGACAATAACGAAACCGGTAACAAAACCGCCCAAACAGTTGCAGGAGTTTCGCGAGGAAGTAAAAAAACTGGGCGCAACAAGGTAAAACTCACACCAAGCCAAGTAGCTATCGCAAAAAAATTAGGTGTGCCACTAGAAGAATACGCCAAACACGTAAAAGGATAGGTGAAATTATGACTGAAAATACTAAAGAATTAAATAGTTCTACAGAAGGTTCAAAAACAATTCCACGATCTTCGCGTGCAAAAGAAACTAGGAGTGCTACGACAAGGCGTAAGCCGTGGCGTCCACCGTCAATGCTAGATGCACCACCTGCACCAGACGGGTATCAACACCGTTGGATTCGAGCAGAAGTTAGAGGCAGAGAAGATAAAGCCAATATTTCAGCAAGAATACGAGAAGGTTACGAACTTGTTCGTCAAGATGAATACCCTGATTTTGAAGCTCCCGTAGTGGAGTCAGGTAAATATGAAGGTGTCTTTGGAGTCGGCGGATTACTTCTCGCTAGAATACCGTTAGAGACAGTAGCAGAAAGAAATGAGTATTTTACAAAAAGACACTCAGATCAATTAGAAGCTGTAGATCACGATATGATGCGAGAAAATGCACACTCTACTATGGCGATCACTAAACCCGACCGTCAATCAAGAGTAACTTTTGGTGGCCCACGCAAAAAAACGTAGGGCTAATTTTTAATTAATTTGAGGACAATAAAATGGCAAATCAAGAAACTGCCTATGGTCTTCGCCCTGTTGGACTTGTTGGGAGTGGCGCTAATTCTACCGGTGTAACCGAGTATGAAATTGCTTCCGATAACACTAATGCTATATACCAGTATGGTATTGTGGTCCCACTTGCTGCTGGCGTAATTACTTATGCTGGAGCTACAAGTGGTGGCACTACACAAGCTTTAGGTGTCTTAACAGGCGTTATGTACCATGACTCCGTTAAGAAAAAGCCAGTTTTTCTAAACTACTGGCCGGGTTCTAACAGCGTCAGCGTTGATACAAATCATCCTGTAAAAGCGTTTGTAGCTGATAACCCAAATCAATTATTCCAAGTTGCGTCTGATGCTACGCTTACTAATAGAGCAACTGCTCTAGCAGGCGTGTTCGCAAACGCTACACTTGGTACTTCTGCCCGTACAGGTTCTGATGATACGGGGCGTTCTAACTCAGCATTAAGCGTATCTTCAATCGCTACAACAGCAACACTACCGTTGCGTATTGTAGGTATTGTAGATGATGACGCGAATAGTGACTTTTCTGCAGCGGGTATTCCGTTGTTAGTAAGACTAAACGCACACTTTAATGCAGCAACTCGTCGATTTGATTCGCAGACTACTGCGGATTCAACCGGCATTTAATCAAGAGGGCATAAAAAATGGCTATTTCAAGAGCACAACTAGCGAAAGAGCTCGAACCCGGATTAAATGCTTTATTCGGACTCGAGTATGATAGATATGAAAAAGAACACGAACAGATCTTTGAAACTGAAACTTCTGATCGAGCGTTCGAGGAAGAAACAATGCTTTCAGGCTTTGGAACCGCACCGGTTAAAGCCGAAGGAAGCGCAATTTCTTTTGATGATGCGCAAGAAACATTTACTGCACGTTACACGCATGAAACTATTGCGTTAGCTTTCAGTATTACAGAAGAAGCGATTGAAGATAACTTATATGACCGTTTAGCGGCTCGTTACACACGCGCACTAGCACGATCTATGAGTCAATCCAAACAGATCAAAGCTGCTTCGATATTAAACAACGCCTTTTCTACTAGCAGTCCAGTAGGAGACGGTGCTGCACTTTGTTCTTCTTCTCACCCATCAATCAGCGGAAACCAAAGAAACCTTTTATCAACGGCTTCAGACCTAAATGAAACTTCTTTGGAACAAATGTTGATTGATATTGCAGGTTTAACAGACGAGCGCGGTCTTAAAATTGCGGTTCGTGGAATGAAATTAATCATTCCTAAAGAGCTACAGTTTATTGCAGAGCGCCTTATCGCTTCAAACTTGCGACCAGGATCTTCAGACAATGATGTAAACGCAGTAAATTCTATGGGTATGCTTCCCGAAGGAGCGGTTGTAAACCACTTCTTGACAGATACTGATGCGTTTTTCATCAAAACTGATGCGCCAAATGGTTTTAAACTATTCCAAAGAACTCCTATTCGCACTGCGATGGAAGGGGACTTTGATACTGGAAACTCTCGCTTTAAAGCTAGAGAGCGTTACAGTTTCGGAGTTTCTGACTGGCGCTCTGTGTTTGGAACCCCAGGAGCTTAGTTTAAAATTGAGCTATAAAGAAAGGCGGCTTCTTGCCGCCTTTTTCTTTTTAAGGTATATTTAAAAAGTAATTTAGAACTAGGGTAAATTTTCTTTATCGACTGACCTAGCAGACAAGCCAAGACGATAAAGTTTTTCTTTTGAGGAAAGTAATATGGCAAATTCAACTTTTAATGGACCAGTTCGGTCCGAAAATGGTTTTAAGACCATTGATATAAACTCTACTACAGGTGCAGTCACTGATGGCATGGTGGTTAATGCAGACGGTAATTTCTACAATGATGCTGGTGGACATATTCAATACGCAGCGGCAACTGGTTACGGACCGGCTGATTTAATCGTAGGTAAAGGCGGTAGTCAATACGGCACAGCTAACCCATACGCTGAAAGCGCAACTCAGTTATTTCCACTAGGAAGTACATTAATTTATGGTAACAATGTTTATCGTTACGTTGAAATTGGTGGAACAGCAGTAACTGCTGGTAAACTTTTGCAACACGCAGCAGTCGTTTCTGATCACGCTAACATGACAGCAACAGCCGCAGTTGATGCTGGTGAAACTGCAATATCTGTAGAAACTGGTGGAACTGATTTAACACTTAATCAATACGCAGACGGTTATCTTTGGGTAAATGACGTAAATGGTGAAGGTCAAATGCTTAGAGTAAAATCTAATCCAGCACACGATCATTCAGCAGATCCTTCTGTAGTTATTACTTGTTATGACGCACTCGTAACTGCTTTAACAACAAGCTCACAATTATCTTTAATCGAAAACCCGAACACAAACCTTATTGTTGCACCAGCAACTGAAACAGGTGCGTTAATGGGAGCTACTGTTATTGATATGACTGCTGACTACTTTGGTTGGGCGGTGATTAAGGGACCGGCGGCACTTCTTACTGTAGGTACTTTAGTTGTAGGTAATGCGGCAGTTCGCTCTGGCGGTACAGCAGGCGGTGTTGCACCAGCAACTGATAACGTACTACAAGAAGTTGGTGACGTAATGGCGGTTTCGGCTAACACTGAGTATTCTTTAATTAACATGAATCTTGGGTAAGGAGTGAATTATGGCTGGTTCAGATGTAAAAGCAGTACACGTTACCGCCGACACTCAAGCTTTGGATGCTGATGGAATTTCTGCAGCAGCGTCAGTTGGTAACAATGCAGCACTCACTATAGGTGGTGCGTTAGCTTCTGGCGGTTCTTGTACTTTTGACGCAGGTAGAGTAGTAACTATTTTATCTGCCGGAGACGATTCCGGTATATCATTTACTGTAACAGGCACTGATGTTAATGGTGATTCTCAAACAGAATCTATAACAGGTGCAAATGCTGGTACAGCTACCGGTAGTAAGTATTTTAAAACAGTAACCGGTATATCTGCAGTAGGTAATCCAGCAGGAAATGTTTCAGCAGGTGTTAACGCGGCGGCAGCCGACGTAATTTTTGCTGGGAGAGCTAGATTTCAAGGTATTAATTTAGTTTGTACCGCTACCGCAGGCGTGTTAGATTTTTTAACTACTTCTCCTACAGGAACTTCTTTGTATAAAGTAGGAACGGTAGCAAGTGCTACTGTAACCAGGGATTTAACTATACCGGACGAGGGTGTAGTTTTTGCTAGTGGTATTTATGTGCAGTATACCGTTGCTACGTTTAATACTATGACGGTATTTCATGCTTAAAAAATAAGGTAAGTTATGCGCCACGTTTCTTACACGGGTTTAGAAAGAAAAATTTGCGACGAAATTAAACAATGGTCGCAATATGCTTTAGAAACTCCGAACGAAGAATGTGGCAACTTACCTGTTTGCGCTTACGCAAATAAAGCCTGGGGCCAAGAAACCGTCGGTATTTCTTTTAAATATGATCCCGGTTATCAATCTTTATACTCTTTGATTTCTACTTTTGAAGATAAGTACGAGGTTATTATTTTAGTAGACTTAGCGTATGAAGAAGATCCAGAAAAATTTCACAATTATTTAGTTGACCTAAATGAAGCTATTTCTGAAAAAATGTTTATAGACGAAGATATATGGGTAATGGGTTTTCACCCAACCGACGAAACAAATGAAACAATAGACGACGGTAGTTTTGAGCCCATTGTTCAGCAAGAATATGCTATGATATTTGTTCAGAGATTAAAAAAGTTACAAGAATCTGCTAACAAGCTACAAAAATTAGGTTACTATAAATATTACTTTGGGGATAATAATGCACCCCATGTTTTTGAATTAAGACAACATTTTTACGATAAACTTACGAAGGAAAAAACATGAACAGAAGCAGAGTTAATTTAGGAAACGGTGCCGTCAAAAAAACCGGCGTAAAAAAAATGCGTTCAGGCGGTATGGTTAAAAAGAGAATGAGAGCCGGCGGTATGGTTAAGAAAATGCGCGGCGGTGGCATGGTTAAGAAAGTCGGCGTTAAGAAAAGAATGAGAGCCGGTGGCATGGTTAACAAGGGGAAAAGCCTAAAAAAGCCCGGTAAAGGTCAGGTAGGCCTTAAAAAGTTACCTGAAGAAGTACGTAACAACATGGGTTACATGGCAGCCGGTGGCGCAGTAGCCGCAGGCATGAAAGCAGCTAAAGAAGTTGGTAAAGCCGGTAAAAAGTTATTTGATAAACAAAAACGTAAGGGCAGGCCGCCTAAAAGTAAAATGGCAAAAGCTAAAAGCCGAGTTAATTTGGGCGCAGCAGACCCTGCTGCAGCAGTTGGTTATGTAGCTGCAGGCGCGGCAATTGATGATTTTGCTGAAATGGCAGCCGGTGGTGCAGTAACTGCGGCAAGAATCGTTGGGACTAAGTTAGGCAAAGAAATTGGCAAGGTCAAAACAGGTAAAATTCAAACTCCTAGTTTTGGTACTAAAGAAATGCAGAAAATTTTAGACAAAGAATTGAAAAAATAAATGGCTACTTCATCATCAGTAAACTTTGAACTAGACGTAGCAAGCTACGTAGAAGAAGCTTTTGAGCGTTGTGGTTTGGAAGTACGCACGGGTTACGATTTAAAAACAGCAAGACGTTCTTTGAACCTGCTTTTAGCAGATTGGGCGAATCGTGGTTTAAATCAATGGACTATAGACCAAACTTCAATTACTTTAGCTTCGGATATAGGTAATTATCCAGGCGGTAATTTAACCATGACAGTTGGCGCAAGCGGTAGTTTTACTGTAGGTGAAACTATAACCGGCGGTACTAGCGCAGCAACTGCTTCAATAACAAGTTTACCTTCGTCTACTTCTATGGCTATTACAATTCCTTCTGGAACTTTTAGCAATGGCGAAACTTTAACAGGCGGCACAAGTGCCGCTACAACTACGTTATCTGCTGCAGTTGATTTAACTCCGGTGCAAAAAACAATTGATGTTTTATCCGTGGTAATTACTCGAGACGGAACAGACTATGCTTTAACTCGTTTAAGCCGAAGTGAGTATTTAAACATACCTACTAAATCGCAAACTGGAAGACCTTCTCAGTTTTTTTTAGATCGCCAAATAAGTCCAACTTTAAAACTTTGGCCTGTTCCAGAAAACAATACAGATATTGTTAAATTTGACCGTTTAGTTCGTATGGACGACGCAGACGATTACACCAACACTTTACAGATACCTTTTCGTTTTTATCCTTGTTTAGCCGCAGGTTTGGCTTATTACTTAGCTATAAAACGTGCGCCGCAAAGAATTGAAATACTAAAAGCTATTTACGAAGAAGAATTTAATAGAGCTAGGGAAGAAGACAGAGATCGGGCTTCTTTGCAGATAACACCTAGTTTTAGTTACTATGGCGGTTAGTTATGGCTAAATATGCAACTGGGAAAAATGCTTACGGAATATCAGATAGATCTGGATTTCGTTATCCATTAAATAAAATGAGAAAAGAATGGACCGGTATGCTAGTGGGTTTTGACGAGTTTGAAACAAAACACCCACAAATAGAGCCACGACGAAAAACTTTTGATCCTCAAGCTCTAAAAAACCCAAGACCAGACAGAGTAGAACCCGTTGTTACTTATGTCGGAACACCTTTGCTGTCTGAAAAAACATTTACTCCAATAAGAGCTTTTGCTGTTGTTGGTCAAGTTACGGTGAGTACATAATGAGTTTTACATTAGCCACATTAAAAACAGCAATACAAAATTATACCGAGAATGATGAAACTACGTTTACCTCTACACTAAACACGTTTATAACAAATACCGAAGAACGTATTTTAAAAAACACACATTTAGATATTTTTAGAAAAAATGTTACTGGAACAATGACTGCTTCTAATGAGTATTTAAGTAGTCCTAGCGATTTTTTGTCCCCTTTTTCTCTTTCTATTACATCCAGTAGCGTAAAAACTTTTTTAGATTTTAAAGACGTGAACTTTATACAAACGTTTAATCCAAACAGTAGCACCACAGGAACTCCGCGTTACTATGCTCAGTTTGACGTTAACACGTTTGTTATTGGTCCAACGCCAGATAGTAATTATTCTTCAGAGTTACATTATTACTACAGGCCAGCTAGTTTAACCGCTGGTTCAGATAGTGGTACTACGTGGTTAAGCGAAAATGCTACACAAGCTATGCTTTATGGATCCCTTGTAGAAGCATATACTTTTATGAAAGGTGAAGCAGATGTTTTACAAGAGTATGAAAAGCGTTTTGCAGAAGCAATGATTTCTATTAAAATGCTTGGAGAGTCCCGAGAAAGCACAGATGAATACAGGACCGGGCAAGTCATACGGGATAAACAATAAGGGAAAATATGTTTAACGTAGAAGTAAAAGCAGATATAAGTAGTGTAAACGTACACACTACTAAAAATAGGGGGTTTTCCCCAGAAGAAATTGCGGCAAGAGCCGTGGAAAAAATAGTTTCTGTCGCAGAGGGAGCTAATCCTGAAGTAAAAGCGCAAGCAGAAGCTTTCAAAAGTAGGGTGTATCATGTTATTGTATTAGCTTGTAAAGATGCAATAAATAGCGATAGGACTACAATGCACAATCTTTTAACTAAACAAGGTCATAAAGATATGGCTGATATTTTAAGGAGACTATAATGGCTATATCGCAAGCTATGTGTACTTCGTTCAAGCAAGAACTTCTTGAGGGGGTCCATAATTTTAAAAACTCAGGCGGTAGCACTTTTAATTTAGCGTTATATACAAGTTCGGCTTCATTAGGGGCTGCAACAACTGCATATACAACTTCTAACGAAGTTAGCGGAACTAATTATAGTGCTAAAGGCGGTTCACTAACTAGAGTAGATCCATCTACTTCTGGAACAACAGCATTAACTGATTTTGCAGATTTAACTTTTAGTTCTGCAACAATTACTGCTAATGGTGCAATGATATTTAATGATTCAGCTTCTGGAGATCCAGCAGTTTGTATTTTAGCATTTGGAGGGGATAAAACTTCCACAAACGGAGATTTTACAATACAGTTTCCAACAGCCGATGCTTCAAACGCAATTATTAGAATAGCTTAATGGCTAGTGTAGCAGGTTGGGGTAGAGGCACTTGGAATGCTGGAAGTTGGGGATCTCACACACCTGTAGAAGTTACTGGTAATGTTGGTACTACTGCACTAGGTTCAGAAACAGTAGTTGCAAAATCATTAGTTGTAGTTTCAGGAAATGTAGGAACAACAGCACTAGGAAATTCTGTTGTAATAGGTAAGGCAGTACAGGGATTATCTGCTGTCACATCGACATCAGGTCTCGGAGATGAAAGTGTTATATGTGCTGCAAATATAGCTGTAACAGGAAATGTAGGAACAACAGCATTAGGTGCTGAGACTGTAATAGCAAAAGCGTTAACAGAAGTTACTGGTAATGCTGGAACAACACAACAAGGCGAAGTTGTAGTACAGGCTGTAGCTGTAGTTGGTGTAACTGCTGTAGCATCAACAAGTGGACTTGGTGATGAAAGTTTAATAACGAACAATAATTTAGCGGTTACAGGTTTTGCAGGAACTACTGCTACTGGAAATGTAACTAATATAAGTAAGGCTTTAGTAGAACCAACAGGAGTAGAAGGGGAAGGACAAACAACAATAGTTAATGTTTGGGGTTTAATAGATGATTCACAAACACCTAATTGGAGTCAAGTAGATGATTCACAAACAGATAATTGGAGTTCTATAGATGATTCACAAACACCAACTTGGAAAGAAGTAGCATAAGAGGAATAAAATATGGCAAGTACATATGTAAACGATTTAAGATTAGAAGAAATAACCACAGGTGAACAGTCAGGAACTTGGGGCGATACCACTAATACAAATTTAGAACTTATTGCAGAAGGATTAAGTTTTGGCACAGAAGCAATAACAACAAATGCAGACACACACACTTC